CGGATTGGGCTTTCGATAACCCATATGACGACGATGAGGTTTTGTGTGACGATTGTGGCCAGCCACTATACGAGGTCGAAGATGAAGACGGCAAAAGATTACATTGTGAGTCGTGTGACTAAAGCTTGGGATCGCTGTGGCTACGATTGCATGGCGATCTTTTTGTTTTTGATGATTGGAGTTGAACTGATATGAACGCACAACGGAATTGGGAGATGATCTTGACGTTTCAAGAACCTTCCAACATGTACAAGACTGAGGTTTACCAAGGTTTGACGTTGGAACAAATCAACGATGCGATGGAAATGAAGTTCGAACAGAACAAAATCATCGGCATGACGATGCGATCGATGCCGATGGACGCTGTTGCGCTGCAGTCGCATAACAAATATCTAAACGGCGAGGGTTTATGAAGCATCACGATCTTGAGATCTTGATTACGACGCGTAAGTTTTTTGCGTGCGACGCAGAAACAGTAGAAGAAGCAGTGAAGATTGCGACGACAGAGGCGCGTAAGCACCTCGGGCAAGACTTTTACTCGCTAGAAATACGTGACCCGAGCGCCGGGTGGCCTGAAACGGTACACGAGGCCACAAACCCCGAGATTACTTGACATACAGTCTTATAGGATCAGATAATAGCGCATGGATACATCAAAATGGAAATCGGTTCTGGTGCCTGTAGAGGTCTATCGGGACATCAAAAAGATCGCATTTGAAGAAGATCGCTCGATCAGTGGTCAACTGCGGAAAATTTTTAAAGAGTGGCAAGAAGATCGGTTGCAAGAAGCGCGAGATCTTGGTGTACTCGACTGACGGGTCTAACTCGTCTCCTTATCAGGCCAAGGCAACATCACAGCCTTCCAACACGTCCCCCACCCGTGCGGCCTATCAGGTGGGGTTTTGCTTTAGGTCAGGGCCTTGATCAGCCCCCGTAGCGCGTTCCCGTCCGCGCCTGACCGAAGGCGGGCTAGACCTCGACGGCTTCACCCCAACTAGGCCCAAGATCGATATCGCACTTGTTCGGCACCTGTAACGTGATCGCCGCTTCCATCACCTCTCGGATCTTTTTAGCGTGCTCTAGATCGCGCACACTGCACCCCAGTTCATCGTGAACCTGCAATAACGGACGCTCGCCGGCTTCATACAGATCGACCATCGCTTGCTTGGTCATGTCAGCCGCAGACGCCTGTATCAGACGATTCAGTGCTTTGTACGTGAACGCACGCCGCAGGGGCGTTGTGTCGCCGTACTGGGCGCGTGCTTCTTTCTTCGGCAGTGCTTTCTTCAGTTCGTAGCCTAGCGGCTCAAACATGTCGAAGCGGCACTTGCGGCCTTTTAAACTTCGGATCGAGCCATCGTCTTTCTGATCCACGGCCCGTGATACGCCATTCATCAACTCTTTAACGAAAGGCACCCGGTTGTGGTACTGCTTCGTCAGTTCTTTGGCAGTGTCGACATCGACGTCTAGCTGGTCTGCGAGCTTGTTTACACCCATGCCGTACATCATGCCCAGATTGATCGTTTTGGCCTGCTTACGCGGAATTTGGGCCATCTCAGCGACCATCGTATGGAAGTCCATGCTCGCGTCACTGTTGTAGCCGTCTACAAACTCTTGAGCGCCGCCCAGCGGCTTGCTCTTCCACTTGCCGAAGATCTGTGCGTAATGCACCAAGATCCGTGGTTCTTGCTGACTGAAGTCGATTGCAGCCCACTGTTCGTCTTCTTCTGGCAGGAACAGACTGCGAATCATAGGTCCCAGTTCGGGATCACGAGCCGGGATCTGTTGCAGATTGGGGTTGGACATAGACAGGCGCCCGCTGACGGTGCCCCCATCATCACTGCGCAACTGGTTAATGTGGCCGTGTATTCGGCCCTCTTTTGACACGTAGCGCATAATCGACGACACAAACGTGCCCTGCACCTTGTTGAGGTTGCGGGCCTCGACGACCATTTTTGCAAACTCGTGTGGGTTGTCACTCAAGAAGGACTTGGTAAACGAAGGCTGACCGGTCGCAGTGCGGGGGTATTTGATATTCAGTTTGTCGAACGCTTTCGCAAGTGACGATGCGGCCCAGATCTCTACGTCGCCACCGGCCTGTGCTTCGATCTTCTTGAGCACCGCTTTCTCGCGCTTGATCAGCGCCTGCTTTGTCCGCTCGCACCGATCCATGTCCACCCGGATACCCCGGAAGGTCATGTCGATCAGGCAGGGCGTGAGCCGCGTTTCGAGATCCCAGACCGTGTTGAGGTCTTGCTTGGCAATCTCTAGCTTAAAAAACTTATACAAATCAAAGGCTAACCGGGCGTCCATCTCGGCATAGGGCCCGACGAACTGGCTAGGCAGCTTCCAGAGCTCGGCTTTTGGATCGACACCAAAGTCTACTGCCGCTTGAGTCAATAGCTTCTCTGACTTGGCTTCGCCCAGATAGTCGTAAGACAGGGCGTTCAGACTGTAGCTGTAGCGGTTCTCGTCCAGCAGCGCCGCCATGATCATCGTGTCGATGATCGGGCCATTGACCGGGATGTCCAAAGCTTTGAGCCAGCCTAAGTCGTATGGGGCGTTGTGCATGATCTTCGGACAGTCTGTGGATAACTGCTTCTTCAGCCAGCGCAGCACGACGTTCTTGTCGAGGTTGCCGCCGCCAAGGTGTGCGATCGGGTAGTAGGCTTCCCAACCGTCTGTCGCGACGGCGATGCCGACGACGTCACCGTCCTTACGAGGCCAGCCGGGGCCGTACTCTTTGAGGTGTGGATCGCGTGTCTCGAGGTCGATCGCAATCTCTTTTGCGTCGGTTATGTCTTTCAGTTCAAACGGTGCAGTCCATTCCGCGTTTGGTGTAAACAGCGGAAACTGCAAGCGGGTTTCTTTTTCCATGTTAGCTCCTTGGGTCATCACCCTTAGCGAAGCGCAAGTACCAGATAGCTTTGTTCAGATCTTCTTCTGCATCGAACTTCTTGCCTGCACGCCAGTTGTATTTGAACGCAGCGAGGCGGCAATAAGTAGCGACGGCATCTTGCCCGAAGGCCGCGACCATCGCGTCTATGCACTCGATCTCGGAATCAGCGTAATGAGGCGGCGAGTTCACCATATCCGGTAATATGCCTGCTGACCCGTCTGGAATGTCTTTGTAATAGACCCTTTCCTTCCGGTCGCCAACACTGACCTCAAAGTAATCGCTCATAACGTGTAGCTCCGATAAAAGTTTTCTGGCAAGACAGTGAACAGGTTCTGCTTTGTGCGAGTAACCGCAACGTAGAACACGCGGTGCATGCTGTCTGGATCTGAATCCATAGACCGCTCTGCAGCGACCGTCAAATCCGTAAACAACACCACGTTGTCTGCTTCACCACCTTTTGCGCCGTGGATTGTTGATAGTTTGATACGGGGAGGCGCTGTGAGGTCTTCGCCTCGTCGCACCAGTGCGTTAACGTACGCGACGTCAACACCCGGCACTTTATCCAGAGCCTCGTTCCACGACATATCGAGCGTTGCCAACAAGCCGTTGGTGTCCCGCAACTCTTCGAACGTGAACGTATCGTCTTCTTCCCCAAGAATCTTTTTGTGACCGCGTGCAACACGCACGCCGTTACCTGTCATGTAACTGTACAGCACCTTTGCCAGATCGTATGTGATCGGGTTACCGCGCTGCAATGTCCGCCACGCCTCAAGGGCCTCGCGCACTTTTAAACGTAAGCTTTGTCGCCCCTGTATCTCAAAGAAATAGCCTTGGCTTTTGAGATGATCGCGCACTGGGTTTAAAAAGTACGCCGCCTGCGACAAGAAGAGCCAAGAGCCGTGATCCATGTCCAGTTCTGCAAAGGTCGAGATGTTTTGTATGCGACCCTCTTCTGTCTTGGGCAGATACGACTTCGGGAACCGGTTACGAATGCGCCGTGAGATCCGGTCAGCCACCTCATGCACAAGGCGTGGGATGCGAAAGCTTTGCTCGAGCACCTCGCTGCCGCCGGGCAGGTTGATGAAATGCTCCACGTCGGCCCCAGACCACTTGTAGATCGCTTGGTCGTCGTCGCCTGCACAGTACATTCGCTCAGACTTTGCATCGATCGCGTGGGCAATGTCCCACTGCAGCGGGCTTAGATCCTGCGCTTCGTCCAACATGGATAGCTTGAATGACGGACACGTCTCATGGGCAGATTGTGCAAAGAGCTCAAGCATGTCTGTGTAGTCGTAGACCCCAAACTCTTTCTTGTACTGGGCCAAGGCCCGTGCTGCGTAGTCCACTTCAAGCCACGTATATTCTAGGTCGCTTGCGTTGTACTCGGCCTGTAGCTCTGACTTCTTGAGCCGGGACAGGGTGATCAACCGTAAGATCGGTGACTCTTTGCGCAGGCTGTTGCTTAGATCCTCTTCGACCTCGTACATGGGGACGTCACCGCTGACCAGTGCGATCCCAATCTTGCGCTCTACTTCACGGTAGTGCTGGGCGGTCATCAACTGCTCAGACTTCAGTCCGGTCAGATGAAACGCCAGACTGTGGATGGTTCGAAAGAAAGGCAGGTCAGTCTTTGGATCGAGGTTGAAACGTGCGGCAGCCCGTTCTTTTGCTTCGGTGGCGGCCTTGCGTGTAAACGCGAAGAACGCGATCTGTGTGGGCGGTACACCGTCAGCCAATGCTTTGTCGACCAGATTGAGCAACGTGGTTGTCTTGCCTGTACCGGGTGGGCCAAAGATGCGCTGCATTAGCTAATCCGCCACAGTCGAACGAGGACTTGATCGTCTGTTGAGTCTTTATGGTTCTTGCGTTGTACGACCTTGTAGCCCGCATCGACCATCGCTTTGCGTAAAGCGTTACGTTCTTTGCCGTCTGGCACTTCAATGCTATCGCCGACTTCCATGTCTCTGACCAGCTTGACCCAGCGTCCCCAGCCCGCTTTGGACGGAATATCTAGTCCTTTCTCAATCTTCAAAACGGAACCTCTTCATCTGCCGTGAACCGTGGGTCGCGAATGACCGTCTTTGTAACCTTGTGCGCTGGGATCTTCCACAGCCGCACGACCTTGCTTTGAATCCGTAGCTGCGTGGCTTCGCCGTTGATGTCTCGCAGGCGCTGTGCAATCTGATGCGTCTTAAAATGCTTGAAGTTGGCCTTGAGCAGGTGACCTTCCAGATCTTTGAGCCGGAAGTATGTCTCGTTCTTTTCTTCGTCCGTCCAAGGGCGCTTGAGCAGGATCTGTTCTTTCTCTTCAGCCGCTTGGTGCCCAGTACAGAACTCTTCCAAGTGCTCGTTGAATATACCGTTGACGCTGACGTCTTCGGACACTTCGATGATAGAACCGTCTGTCTCTTGCATCTCAGTCAGCAGGGCGTTGATGCGTGTCTCCCACATGTCTTTCTTCATGGTGCGTGGGTAGAAGTTAAGCTGCTCGACGCAGGCTCGCTGGAACGCCATCTGGTTCAACAGGTCGTCTGTGCCCATCTCCAGTGGCTTGCCCTCTACGTCCAGAAACCAGACCGGGGGTACGGAGTTGTACTTGCGTAGGTTGGCGATCTGAACGCCTGACACCACTGCCTCGATCCCAAACTTGCGCGTCATGCACAGTTCTTTGTTACAGACCGAGTTGATCGGAGCGTCTTTGCACTTGTATGCGTAGTCTTTGCGCTGTAGCTGCTTGGCGACCGCGTTGACTTCACCCAGCGGCAGAGGCGGGTGGATGAACTGCATGTTGTGCGTCAGGATCTCTGACTCCCACGTATCTGGGAAAGCTTTGCGTAGGTACACGCCGACGTTAAACAGGCCGTTGTTGCGGGCGCCCTCGCCAATCCCGTCTTTGCACAATGTCTGCAGGCACGGTGGGCCGTCCTGTATCGGCAGACTACTGTCCTGCTCGACGATCAGGGCCAGCGCCTGTTCGCGTGTCTGGACGTTTTCAGCAACCAGTTCAAAGAACTCTTCTATGGTTGCAGCACTGCTATCTGGGTTGAACGCGTAGCGCAGGCTGTTCTCATGGTCGAAGTACGGCATGTTCAAAAAGTTGCCGACGTCGCCTCTATCTAGGTTCAATGCGATCTGTTTTGGGAAGATCTCGCTGCCACCGTACCCCAGACCGACAGAGAGGCGCGTTAAGACCTCTTGCATGTCTTTGGCGGGTATGAAGTCGGTTGTAAACAAAAAGACGTGAGCGCCGCCAGATTTGCTTCTACAGACGACTAGGGGCAGCTTTAGATTCTTGAGCTTGTTGATCAGTGCGGTGTGGTCGAAGTTGTATTCGTCTATGTCGATACAACCCCAGCGGCACATGTTGTCTTCGTTAATCGGGATGATCCCGACAGACTGCGTTCCATCAAGGTGGGCTTGCCACGTTTCTTCAGTCCGCTCTTCACGGACGATCATCGCTTTACCGGTGGCTTTGCCTTTTGCGTTGCGATCTTCGATCTTGAACGTGCCGTAGGCCAGCCGCAATCCATCGAATATCGTTGAAAACTTATCTATCATTTATAATTCCAAGGTCCCGGACGGCCCTGCGGTTGAGAACGGCATGCAGGGCCTTGAGACACCGGGTTGCCTATAGCGGTTAGAAGGGGAGATCATCCCCTTCTGGTTGTTGAGCGTCAGCGGTGTGCTTGACCGTTACTTCTCCACCACGAATGGATTCGTAGAACGCTTTTGCACTCCGGTAGACGTTCGCGTCCCCAACCTGACCGTCCAGTTCGATGTTCCACCCATGCCAAGAACCCTTGGAGTTCTCTTCTTTGATGGTGGACATCTTGTACACATGTGAAAAACGCGGCGGCTGAAACGCTTCACCCTTCGCATTGAGCATGGTGCGTGACGCAATCATGCTATTCCACTTGCGACTCTTCTTGAGTTGCGTGGACTTCATCGGGATCAGCGCAGTGCTGAACGTACCGTCGTCTTCTACGACAACAACATAGTGCTGGTGTGTTTCTTCAAGGTACTCGCCCTCGCCACCAACCACGTAGTCTTTGTTATCGCTCTCGTCACGCTTAGTTTCCGGGCGCTCGTCCTCTATGCCGTAGTTCTGAAGCGGTGCGCCAGAGCCACTGCCCCGTGGTGCCCACATCAAAAACCGACGCTCATAGTGACACGGAATAACTTTGCAGCCTTCCTTGCTCTTGTAGATCGCACCCGTGACTGTGTTGTACACGTCACCCGGCTTTGCGTCGATGACCTCTAGGATCTCGTCATTGCCAGACAGAATCTTTAGAAATGGCAATGCCAAATCGTCTTGATCCATCTGCATGCCAACACCGGCATCCGCTTCGAACATGGTGGCGTCGACTACTGCGACGTCCTTGTTCTTCTCTTCACTTACTTCTTTACTAGCCATTATCAACCTCTCTTGATTTCTGCACGTTGGCCTACCCAGACACCAAAAAGCTCCATATCAATCTCTTTGCCTTCTTCAATGCGGCCCTTAGCCCAACTGCGTAGAGTTGCACTGTGTATTTCCGCCTTGCGTTCGGGATCGAGTTGTTGCTTTTGCAGGTCAGCAAACAGCGCAGACGCTTCATTGTCCTGTTCTTTGTTGAACCGGCAGGTGATGGTGTTCTTAATAAGATCACCCTCGTTGCGAGCACGTAGCCATTCAAAGGCTTTGTTCTCGTTGTCCTTGCTGATGCGTGCGCCGTAGGTAGGCTTTATGGTGACTTTGGACCCGTCGTGCAAACTAAACGTAGAAAGGTTGAGTTCCTGCATCGCAGACGGCAGATCTTCATCTGTCATCTTCAAAAGCGAGGCTTTCGCACCTTTTAGTTCAAGTTCTAGTTGTTTGACGTGCTTCTCTTGCGCGATAATTTTTTCGGCAAGCTTTGCAACTGCGCCAAGACCAGAATCGTTTGGAACTTCAAGTGAGCTATTGCTGTCACCCTCCATCTCGTCAAGTAGACCCATTTCGTTGTCCTCGGTCGTGTTTAATGAATTAAGCGCCTTTCGACACTTCCCAAACGCAGGTTAATCTTATATTGTCCTTTATGTCAACGAAAAAGAAATCAAATGTACGAATTTAAAACTGAGCCTTATGAACACCAGAAAATTGCCTTTGACAAATCGTGGGAGCGCAACGCCTACGCCTTATTCATGGAGATGGGCACAGGTAAAACAAAGGTGGCGATCGACACTTTAGCGGCGTTGTACGAAGCCGGACAGGTAGAAGCCGCACTGGTCATTGCGCCGAAGGGCGTGTACGCAAACTGGGTAAACAAAGAAATCCCGCAACACCTGCCTGACCGCATAGAACGTAAGGTTGTGCTCTGGCAGCCAAACATGACGCAGAAGTTCAAAGCAGAGCTACGAGACGTGGCCGTGCGTAAAGCCTCGGGCATTCTTAGAATCTTTGTGATGAACACTGAAGCCCTGTCTACAAAAAAAGGCAAAGACGTGGCCAGTAAGTTTTTGGACTACAACCCCGACAGCTTTGTGGTTGTGGATGAAAGCACGTCCATCAAGAACCGAGCGGCGCAACGCACCAAGAACATCATCGCGTTGGGTAAGAAAGCCAAGTACCGCCGCATTCTCACAGGGTCACCTATCACAAAGAATCCTATGGACCTGTTCTCGCAGTGTGGTTTCTTAGGCTCGAAAGCCCTTGGCTTCGACAGCTATTACGCCTTTCAAGGCCGCTATGCCCAACTGCAGCAACGTAAGTTTGGCGCCCGCAGCTTCCAACAGATCGTAGGGTATCGGAATCTAGAAGAGCTCAACGAGCGGCTCGAACGTTTCAGCCACCGCGTGCTGAAAGAGGACTGCCTCGATCTGCCAGATAAGATCTACACCCAGCGGTCAGTTGAGCTTACAAAAGAACAAAAGCAAGCGTACGAGCAAATGCGTCAATACGCACTGGCGATGCTCGAACAAGGTGAGTTATCCACAACCCAAAGCGTGCTTACACAGATCATGCGTCTGCAAGAGATCTGCTGTGGCCACCTACGCACTGACGACGGTGAGATACAGGCGCTGCCAAGCAACCGCATGAACGAAATGCTTGAAGTGATCAGTGAGATGATGGGCAAGGTCATTATCTGGGCATCTTACGTTTACGACATACAAGCGATAGAGCAAACCCTCAAAGACACTTATGGCCCAAGTTCCGTGGTCACTTTCTACGGTGCCACGCCTGCTGAAGAACGTGCCGACATCGTGGCGAAGTTTCAAGAGCCGGACAGTGAGGCGCGTTTCTTTGTGGCTAACCCACGCACCGGGGGCTATGGACTGACGCTAACGGCTGCGACCAACGTGCTGTACTACAACAACTCGTACGACCTTGAGATCCGGCTGCAGTCAGAAGACCGCGCACACCGAATCGGACAGGAACATCACGTGCTGTACGTGGATCTGGTCAGCCCGAAGACTGTGGACGAAAAGATTATTCAAGCGTTAAAAGGCAAGATCAATCTTGCTCAACAAGTGCTGGGAGAGGAAGCGCGTAGTTGGCTTATCTAGGCACTTTTTCTTCTAGTTTTTGAACGGCTGTATACGCCTGTTTGCCTGTTTCGGGATCGGCGGTTCGGTTGAGGTATTCGCCGAAATACAAACTCATAGTTTCTAAATCATACAAAAGTTTTCGATCTTCTGCATCGAAGCCAACTCGCCGTGCATATTGATGCAGTGGGTCTTCACCTTTCTCAATCGCTTGTAGCATCAATACAGCGGTATCTTGGCCCTCTTGGTCGAGCCCTTGTTGCAAAACGTCAGGGGATAACAAGGCGTCGGCGTTTTCTACTAGGTATTGCACAACATTGTTTTCTTGACCCTTACGATAGTTTTCTGCGTAACGCTTGAGAGGCCCTGTGTATCTATGTTGGTTGTATGCCATTCTATAAAAATCTGTCTGCACCGTTTCTGGAAGCTGTTTGAAATCTTCAGAAAGTTGGAATTCCTTAAACCGGGGGTGATTAGCCCCAGCGTGCAGCAGTTCATGTTTATAAGTAGCCGCTCGCTCCGGCTGATATTCCGGAAAAGGAAGAAGCATTTCATTCAACTCAACGTTGACTGATGGCAGTGATGGCCCTGTCAAAAACCCGGGGTAAGATTTGTCGGGCTCCACGTCATAAACTTGGAAGCTTTGCGCTTCCATATTTGCAAGACTTTCGCCGACAAGTCTCTTCTCTGGCCTTTCGGGGAACCCTCGTGGGGAAACTCGTATTTTATACTGGTCCCCTATTCTTAAACGTGGATCATTGTATTTCTCTGCCATTTCCTCACGTTCTTTGCGTTTTTTTGGATCAGCATATTGTTTTACGCCCTCCGGCATAAAAAGGCCAAGCACAGAGCCACCCTTTTCACCAACGGACACCTCGGGGTAGTAATAAGGCGTTGCTTCTTTCAACTCGTCATAACCTAGTTCTTTGCGGAATTTTTCTCGGTCTGCAAAATCAACACGGGCTTCGGCAGGCACCGTGCCAAAAGTGTGGTATTCCAAGTTGGGCAACGATTTACCGAGATCGGTAAACAAAGCATAAATGCCGCCGGTACGCATCGCTGGGGGCAGTTCCTTATCGAATTCTAGATCCATTTCCTGAGACATCATTTGCTCAGAAGCCTTGCGAGCCAGTTCTAACGCTTCGGGGTCTTCGTAGTAGGGCAGAGAACCGATGCCTTCTTTCTCAGCCATGCGTGTTAGACCCGAGGGGCTTGGGGCAAAGCCCCTATACCCTGCACATCGATCAATGCAGAGATTGGGTCATTTGGATAAAGAGCCGCGTACCGTTGTCTGTCAGTAGATGGCGGTGTCAACGCAGCTTGCGCGGGTGGCGCGATAGGCGGTGCCGGTGCTGGCGCTGGCGTCGGAGCAGCTTGTCGTCTTGGCATGATCGCACGGCTGTCTGGTCTGCCGGGCGGTGTCAATTGTCTCGGACGCAGCGTACCAAAAGGGCTTTCTTCAAAACGGTTCATCGCCGCTCTTTCTTCGTCTGTAAGTTCTTCTGCTCCAAGCATTTCCGTGCCGGTAATGCCCAAAGCGTTTTTGAGGTAGACGTTTATCTTACGAACATTCAAAAGGTTTTTAGCCAATTGTTTGGGCGAAAAACCGCCCTTTGGCTCGACCAATAGACCCTTTTCAAGCAACAACGCAAGAAAATCCGGGTCTTCAATAGCTTTTTCTAAAATCTCGTTTGTCGTGGTTACTGGTATGGCTTCCATTAACTTTTGCGCGGCTCGTGAACCTCCCGAAGCCGCGATCAAAGTAGACTGCCCACCGGGTAATAGTCCCGCTGCTCTCGTACCAAGACTCGCACCCGTAGATTTCACAAGCAGGCCGGTCAGCAAGTCGCCGGGCGTTTCTAAGTCCTCGACTAAATCCGCACCTTCCGACAGTCTTTTCTGGGCAGCCTCTGCCGCTTTCAACACTTTGTTAAGACGTACCTTTTCGGCTTCTGTGAACAAATCCGCTTTCACCAAAGTGTTCATCAAAGATGGCGATTCGGCAGTCGACTCAAAGAAATACGCTCGCATGTCACCAAAATTAGGTGCAACCCGCTCCACGGGCGCAGAACCGCTATCACCTATTGCTGTTGTCCTGCCGCCAGCTTTGGCGTTTGCGTTAATAAAAAACATGTCTCGCAACTGGCGATTTACTTCTTCCACAGACACCCGACCAGTTCTAGCAGCGTCCGCCCTGACTTTATCTACCAACTCAAGAATGTTACGAGTCGCTTGTTTCGGTGACGACAACGCAAGGTTTATTGCAGTCGATGGCGTTTCGCCAGTGAGCCGGTCAAAGATCTCTTCTGTCTCAAAACGGTTTTCAAAGAAATTAGTGTCGGCCCGGTCTTGCGCTCTTCGTAACAAGGTTTCTGCGGTGGCTGCGTTTGAAAGATCCGCCTTTAATGCCGGTAACAAATCCAAAGTTCGTTCGTTGTCACGAACAAAACGATCTAAAGCCGCCGCATCGATCCGCCCTTCTTTGACAATCTTAGAGTCAGCGAGGGATCGCATGATGATTTCATTTGCATCAGATAGATCGTTCAAGCGAATGGCAGATTGCGCTAAATCAAAAGGTGCTTCGGGCGTCAACTGTGTCGCCAAAAACGTCACCGCGTCTTTCATTTGGTCCATGCGCAAGCGAGTCTCGTCATCACCGCCCTGTATGACCTTTTTGTACAAAAGCTCAGGCACAACAAAATCTTCACCACTGCGCTTGTCACGTAAAGCGACGTTTGGAAACGCGCGTCGGAAAACGTCGCGCATAGCTTTGCCGTAAGCCTTGGCTTTTCCTAAAGCGAGCACCGTGTCCGTCGCCATATCTGCACCGTTGAACTCGGTAAGTTTGGGCAAGTCTTCCATGTCGACTCGGATCGATTCAGCGATATCACCAAAAACACGCGCTTGTTCCGGATTCGGTGCTTCGCCGCTGGCCGCTGCTCTTGCTTGTGCAAGGAAAGAACGACGTAAACGGTCCATTTCTCCGAAGGTAATTATTTCCTCTTCAACGTCTGCTGTTTCTGCAACAGTCGCTGCCGTATCGCGTACGTCTCCGGTCGGGAAAAGTGCGTCACCTAACTCATCTGTTTCATCTTCTTGTCTGCTGAATCGTTTAGCTACTTTGCGAGCGAGATCGGGGAACTCTTTTTCAAACTGCTCAATGCTCAAGTCGTCTTTGTATTGATCAACCATCGCAACAAGATTATCGGTGCCGACCCGAATGTTTTGAGGGATGTCTTTATACAACTCGTTTTCTTGAGCTCGCACATCAGCAAAAGCCCTTTGCAAGATTCCATCTATCTTTTTACTGGCTTCAACTCGGGCGTCCGCACTGTTGGGGTTAATGTTTTGAACAGTTCGATCTACGCGAGCAAGTGCATTTGCTAACCGTTTTGACACCACATCTTCAAAGTATTCTTTGCGCAATCCCGCCGCAAGTTGCACGGCAGCGGGGTTATCTTTGCCCGTTACCGTCAACGCTACAATCAAGTTATCAATAGCTTCTAACTGACCGTCAAAAGCGTTTTGCATGCGCACGTCAAAGTTGTCCCCAGCGGTGCCTCTGCTGGTTTGACGCAGCTTCGCTTCCAACAACTCTAAAGTTGCACTGTTTGTGATGGCACGCGATGTCGGAGCATCCAAACCGGGTTGTGCTTGAAGCAAGGGCCGTGTGGCGTCTTTCGCGTAGCCGTCAACAGCTTCACCTAAGATGTTTCGGAATGATGGGTCACGTAACCCTTCGAGCAACGCTTGCGGGTCCTCCCCGCGTTCTTCTAAAAGTTGAACCAAAGCAAAGGCGACACGGCTCTCGGCACCACTTGCCGTCGTGTCCTCGGCCAGCTTCATCAAATCTTGGTTTAATGTTTCTTTCGCAGCAGTGATATAGGGGGCAAATCGCAAAGGTCCCAAAAGATATTGAGTAAGCATACCGCCGCCAACTTCCCCAGCGACGCGTCCGTAAGGGTCGTTAGGGTCACCGCGCATCGCAATGTTAGCACCGACTGACGCACCGGCCACGCCCAGACTTTCTTGCATCAAAGTTTGTCTAGGCGACCTGTTATAGCTTTGAAACATCTTAAACAGAGCGGGTTCGTCCACTGGCAAAAACTTTTGCGAGCTTATGACGTCGCTTACGCCTTCCATCCCGTAAAGAGGGTTGGGCTTTTGATTGTACGGTCGAGTCATAATCGCTCGGCCAAGACGGTTTAAAAACCCTGCTTGATCAGCCAGCGTGGGCTGTGCTGCTTTTACAGCAGCTTTTGCGACTCGACGCCCGACAACAGGCGCAAACAGGCCTGTCGCGCCTTCGCCTAAAACTTTGTAAGCCTCAATCGTTGCCAAAGCTTCGTCATTGAGGACAGGATCGGTGGGAAACAAAACTTCCTCTACTTCTTGAGCGCCGACCACCCCGACACCAAGGCCGAATAAACCACTAAAAGCGGCGATGTAAGGATTGCCCGTTTGCATGCCAATAGCTGCGCCAGCCAGCGCGCCTGCTGTCGCGCCCGTTCCTAAAACTAAACCTCGGCCCGTGCCCTCCAATCGAGCTTCAACCGGTGTGAGCTCCCGGCCTTTAACAAAAGTCGCAAAGAACTCGTCTTTAGAGATGCCCGCTTTTAATAAGTCATCGTCAAGGTCTAAATACAAGTCGGTAAGAAAGCTATTTACAATGTCGTCTTTTGACAAACCCTCTGCTCGCAAGCTTTCGATCGGCACGTCTACTTTTGGTAGTTGAACATGTCTTTGTATAATTTCTAGATCGTTCATACCGGCATTGTTACGCAGATCTTCGTACACACCGGGGCCATCCATCACGGACACAATGCCTTCAACCGCTGCAGATAAGCCCTTGCCGCGTCGTAACATAGGCACGAAATGATCACCAAAGGTAAGAACAGGGCGCGTTGGGATATCTGGCGCGCCGACCGGTGTGACTTCAGCTTGCGTTGGATCTAAGGGGTTTTCAGCCATGATTGTGATACCTAACGGCCATAAATTAGTTTACGCGCATCTTCCGCATCTGAACTTGCACTACCCGGTGCGGGCGTCGTTAAACGAGGCACGCCTTGGTCCTGTGCGCCTTCGACAGTTGCCGACAGGCTGTTTATAAGGTTGTCATAACTCTCCAAAAGCACGGGCATGTCGTATTTAAGCAAGTTGCGAGCTTGCTTGATCTCATCGCTAGTGCTATCGCGGGCGGTGAGCACCCCTTCCAACTCTGCTTTCATGTTTTGCAAACGACCTTGCAATGCACGAGCAGTGCTCAACACCTTGGTGTCTGTCTTAGCAGCACCGGGCAAAATGCCTTCAACTTCCTTCTGAATTGCGTCAACGATACTTTTAATTCTTGGAGCACTTCCGAAGTCTGCAAAACGTAACTTCAAAGTTTCACCCTGCAAAGTGGTGAGGTAAGTGTCAGATTTCACAACGTTCGACGGATCGTCGCCACCGTAATCAAAGCCGATAAGACCCTCGGTGAAATCTCTAACTTGGTCATTTACAAACCTCAAAGACCTCTTCAGACCACTCATAGCCCCGAAACTTGCTTCCATGTCAGCACCTGCGGGCACGTATGCTCGTATGTTTTGTTGGGTTTGAGCCCCCTCTGCTTGGATGTCTTTCATCCGTTGCTCTAAAGCTGCACCCGTGTTACCCATCAAGTATTCAGCTTCGTCGATAATTTTTCCGTTAAGGTTCAGTTCAAAACCGGCTTTTTGTCTGTCGACGATAGCTTTGGCGACAGTTAACGGCATGGGGTTCACGGTGCCTTTTTCCGCTCCGCTCTTTGGAGCGTACAAGGTGCTAATCGCTGTGAACATGTCTGCTTTGGCTCGTCCACCATCATCCAGACCGTCGAGGGTGCCGTCTGCAAATCCAATTAGATTTCTAGAAATTCCGGCCCGCATCGATCCATCAGAATCCAAGCTCATCATGTATTGACTAGCCGCCGTCTTGTCGCTGACCAATTTGAAGGTGTTGTCTGCAGGGTTATAAACACCAATGGCTTCGGTTCCGTCAGGCCGTTTGATTGTTCTGACTTCAACTTTATTGTTAATTTGAGCCTGCTTAATCATGTCCCCAAGCAAGCCTACGTTTTTTTCTTGCAAAGCTTGTTGACCTTTCAAAGTTTGCAAATCTAAAGCCGCTTGTGCCGCTGTGGCCGCTTGTTGCTTTTCAATCGCACTTTGTGCCGCCAGCGTCCGCACAGCACGATCCTGTGTGCGTGCATCGGTACGAAGTTTTGCGACATCTTCAACGTAGTCCTGCCCGACAGTGCCTAGTTGCGACAGCATGGAAGACCCAGCAATGTTTTTACCAGCCGAGTCCCGACCGGAAGCAAATTGAAATCCTGCTTTAGCCAAAGCTAGTGCGCGATCTTTCTCTCGGTCTTCTTCATTTACTTCTGCGATGTTTTGAAAAAAAGGGAGATAGTCAGCATAGGCTGACTCCAAATCTACAGTAGTCCGAGTAGGAGCGGTTGGATTTTCAACATTACCCAAAGCTGTTTGGAAAAGCTGCATCATCGACGGATCGGTCCCTTGTGACATGTACACAGGCTGCACCGCACCGCCGTTGGCGAATTGCTGTGGCGCAGCTTCCATAGGAGCACCGGCCATCATTAACTGCCCAACGCCTTGGCCCATGTCCGTGGGCGCTCCACCCTCAGTTGCCATATCGATGTCTGAGGTCATACCCTGCATCAGGTCGCCTATACCACTGTTCATGGCGCCTTCTTCTGACAGCATGATCGTGGGTTGCACCATCGCAAGAACAGACTCAGGCGTCGCCATAGCGTCGTCTTGTCCTACAAACTCAGCCAGTTCCGTGCGCCGTGCTTCGATCGGCATGTCATTACCACGTATGGCGTTGATCATGCTTTCAACGTCTTCGGCGTTGTCTATGCCGCCCAAGGTCTTCGCAACGTAGTCAAGACCGACTTGCTGACCCTCGGCCTCAGATGCCATCTGCACCTGTCCAGCAGCCTCTTGCGGCATGATCGGGCCGCCTTCTTGCTTGGCAATCACGCCACGGCCCATCAGAATGTCTTTTTGTGTGATCTTGCCGTCGCCACTTAGATCGGGAAAACCATTTACGGGGCCGCCCTCCGCGCGGTTGACCCCCTGTGAGTTTATTAAATCTTTTATAAAATTTTGGTCTACGTCGCGTTTATTTATTTTTCTAAGTCGGCCTTTAGCGCCACCCTTCAAAAAACGACCCAAATCTTCGTTATTCTTTTGTATAGACTCCATTATCGTCAGAGGCGCTTGTTGCAGTTCTCGTACTAGCAACTTCATGTCGTGATCGGCGCGTGCTTGCGAAATGACTTCGTCTTTTACGAGTTGATCAAGCTCACGTATTTCTGAGCGTATTTCTGCCTCTGAGCGGCCCCCGCTTACGGAACCACCGTTCGCACGAAACAAAGGTCTATTCATTACGCTCATTAAAACGCCCTCGATAAACCAGCGGCACCCACACCCAACCCAGCTACCGTTTGAGCAAAGCCCGGACTAGGCGCCGATTGTTGGAACACCGCACTTTGTGATGATGGCAACGCTTTAGTCATGTCGCCCAAGAAACCAAGCTGCTGCAGCGGCTGATCGTACGCTTGACGCTCTGCAGCGTACTGCGCATTCAGCACGTTTTGAGCCTGCTGTTGTTGTGTACCGCCGAAGCCCATCAGTTGAGACACGTCGGCTGCGCGTTGTTGTTGCGCCTGTTGACCCAAGCTTGCTTGTATTTGACCCATCGAAGCCAGACGTCCGCCTAACTGACCGGCCTGACCCGCCAACGCGCCAATGCCTTGAGCCGCTTGCTGTTGTTGACCCGCTAATGCGGCCAGTTGTGACACGTCTGCTTGGCCTAATTGACCAAACTGTAGTCCTAATTGACCACCTGCGCGCGCTAGATCGGCTCTTTGTCCTGCCATTTGCGCTAGTGACTGTTGTCCCTGCATGCCGAGTTGTCCGCCTTGCAACGCGCCGCGCTGTGCCATTTCTGCTGCAGACATACCAAGCTGACCGCCCTGTAGCGCAGCTTGTTGTCCCATCTGACCCGCCTGCAAGCCAACTGAACCGCGTAGCTGTTGAGCAGCCTGTGCGGCTTGTGCCTGCGCCTGCGCGTTCGCAGCCGCCTGTTGTTGAGCAGCCATGCCCAACTGACCGCCTTGTTGTGCAGCAGCCATACCTAGTTGTGCTTGCGATTGACCCAAACCAGCGGCTTGCTGTGCAAGCTGTGCCTTGAGTTGCTGTGTACTGATACCCATTTGAGCCGCTTGAGCCGAGAGCCCTGCTTCGGACTGCGCTAACTGACCACCAAGACCTGCCGCTTGTAATTCACGGCCCTTACCTGCTTCGAAGGCTTGTTGTGACGCTTGCAGTGCTTGTCCATAACCTTGGCTCAATAGTCCTGCAGTTTGTCGAGCAATCTGGTCGCTGGTGGCGCGGTCGATTTCTGCAGCTTGTACCGCACCTCTGGAACCGCCAAAGGCGCCCGCCGCCACTTGTTGTGCCCGAGCTTGTTGTTTTTGCAGTTCACCGGTACGTAAAGATTCTTGTCGAGCGGCTTCAACTACTTGCTGCGTGTAGGGGTCCATAAAAGACGCTATACCGCTAGGATCAAACTGCTGCCCAGCGTCTGTAAGTCCTGTTCTTATGGTGCCTATGTCGCCGCGTGATCCGAGGATACCGGCCTGTCCGACAGTAGATTCTCTTTCCGCTTGACGCCCTGCTGACCCCAAACGACTCATAGCACCCGCAGTGGTGCCTGCAGACCTGCCTGCTTGCCGTAATAGCTGTTGTTGAGTTTGTCCGGCTGTCTGTAAACCGCCCCGCGTTGCTGCACCAAGCTGTCCGCCTAGCGCCTGCGCTGTGCCAAGAGCCCCGATTCCTACGTCAGCAGCCAGTTGCCGCCCTTGTTCAGCACCAAGTCCTAAACGTGTTGCGGTGTCGGTAGCTGCACGTTGAGCAGATACGTCAGCAGCAGAAAGACCACGCTGTGCAGCCTGTACTTGTAAAGGTATGCCAGCAGCGGCTCCTGTAATGTCACTAGCCGCCCTAGAAAGCCCTTGTATGGCCTGATCGCGGAAGCTGTACGGCTCCGCACGTGTGTCAGCGGCGAGCCTTTGCGCTTCACCTAACGTGCCCAAACCTGTTTGTTGAGCTAAAAGTGCGGCTTCAATACCGGGTAAAGCGCCTGCGGTAATAACGTCTTGACCCGCCTGAGTTGACTCTAAAGCGCCCTTTAAAAAGGGCTCGTAACCGCCAATACCGGTGCGAATTAAATCGCCTGCAGCAATCTGATCGGCAGTCATGCCCGCTACGGCTTGAGTTGGTAAAGCGACCGGACCCGTAGGTAGCCCTGTTTCGGGATCTAAAATCTGTTGCCCGGTTGCGGGATCGATGCCCTGCAGGCGTTTAATGTAGTCTAAAGAGTCTGCGTACAGACCCGCTTTGTACGCTTCAATCTCTGGCGCTTCGCGGACAATCTGCGTTGTGGTTGTATTCTCTGCCATTACGCCATTCTCTCAAACTTACTCATTAGGTCGTACATGTTTTGCATTCCGTTTTCTCGACTGCCGTTACCGGCGCCGCGCACGGCTTTTGCCGTAAATACAAACTCGCCGTCACTCAGCATAGCTGGGATATCGTCGCTGGTTTCTGTGCCGGGACCTTCGATGCGCCCGTTCATGCGAGGGAAGTTTTCTATTTCGCCACCGTCTGCTGAGTAGGCTACAGGCTTATAAACCGGAGTTTGCAAAGGTTTGTATTGGTCAGAAACGTCTTGAATCGTGTAACTCGCGGGTAACCGCATGGTGTTTGGCCCGAGGCGGTATTTATAGCCTTCGGGCCCTTCGAGATAATCAAAACCGGTTACTTGCTCGGCAACGTTAAAATCTTCTGGCTCTTTTCTAGTTAAAGAATCAAACGCGGCTAACCCAACAATACCCGGTGCATACCTGCGAATCGCGCTAGGCGCAAGACTCGCACTTGCTTTCATTCCTTCTGCAACAAACTTAGTAAACTCAGGAGTGCCCCTAGAAAGTCCAGCGTCTAAAGCCGATCGCTCGATAGCCGCTCGTTGACCGGCTCCGGGCATGAATAAATCGCGCGTGCCACCAAACAAGTCCATGCCTCTTTCGGCACCGGTAACGGGGTCTGGGCCAATACCAAAGGTTCTTTTAAAACTGTCGATTACGCCGGGCGCTTCAGTTGCGGTAGGCACCGCAGAGGCTGTTGTGCCCGCTGCGGCACCGGCACCCGTACCGGCACCCGCAGTAGTTGTAGTGCCTGTAGCTGGGTCAAAAGTAGCCTTGCCCGCATCGTAATAACCCGTACCGGCACCTGCAGTCGTTGTAGTGCCTGCAGTGCTTGCGGTGGGTGCTCCGGTAGCCAAAGCTCGTATTTCTGCATTCGTAGTGCCCGGAGGAGCTATTCTAGCGAAAGCAGCTTCGGTTGCAGGATCTAAAGGTGTTGATGCGATAACCGGAGGAGGTGCCACGGCCTCTACAGGAACTGCCGTCCCGTCAGGCATGTAAGTAAACTGAGCTTGCTGTGTTGACGCCGCTTGCGAAGCGGCAGTTGGAGATGCTGCAACACTTTCCAGAGTCGATGCGGCTTTTGCAGCTTCAGCAGCTTGCGCACCACCGGCAGCGGCAGCCTCACCTATTGTTCTTGTGAACGCACCCTCTCCAACCGCACCGGCCTTAAAGCCTTTGAAGAAACTACCGCCTTCACCAGCAGCAGACATACCGCCACTGATACCGTTCATCACACCGGCTGTCAGCCCGCTAATCGCCGCTGACTTCAACGCGTCCTTCAAGTTACCGCCATTTATCAAGGTGGCTATGCCTGATCCGGCAGCCGCGCCTAAAGGTCCGAGGAAAGCAGCACCCACAATCGGTAATACGACCGTGACAGCTTTCTTTACAAACTTTTTAAGCCCCTTGAACAGCTTCTTCAAGAAGAATTCTGGTTGCCCGGTGACCGGGTTCAGAGAGTTAAGCTCGTTACCTACCACATAACGCTCGGGCTCGATGCCCATGTCGCGCATTTGCTGGAAGATACGGTCTTTAAGAATTGGGTTTTTGCGGAAGACCTCCATCGGTATGACGGTTTCGCCTTCTGCAGCGTGAATCATGTATTCGTCTTCGTGACGACCAAACGTTGCTAATTGATCGGCTACGCGTTTGACTTGGGCAATGCCCGTTTGAGGCAAGTCATCTTCGTCGTCCGTGGCCCAAGAGCCCTCAGTCGCGGTCAAAAACGAAGCGATACCGCCAGCAGGAACCTCTATCGGTTCAATATCGTCAAATTCGTCGTATTGAAGTGCAGCTTGTCCCATAATTTATCCGACGGTTACAACAATCGCGCCCTTATTTATTACCTGTACACTACCTACAAGTCCTTGCGCTTCCAAGGGGTCAGTTGTGTACGGCAACTCTTGCGACAGGCTGATCCAATTAGCCCCATCGTATACCTGCAGCAGGTTTAAAGTTAGGTTCCAAATCAAATCCCCTGTGGCGAATTTTAGTTGGTCCCTCTTCGTATTCGTAAACTGCGGCGTAGAATCCGGATCGACTGAGTCTAAACTGATCTCTAATAAACGTACAGCCTTGTTATAGGTGTTGGAGTCGACGGCTTGTCCAGCCGCAAACGGAAGTCTGCCTTGTAAAAGCTTACTCATCGTCGACCGTTAGCTTGCAGGTCTAAACGAGTCGCGCCCAACCTAAAACCGACACCCAAACGCACGTCTGTAGAGGCATCATCGTCAGATTCAAACCGCACTGCGGCCTGTCGTGCTCTCGCCCGCATGTCTACTTTTGTGGTCGTAGCCGTGAAACTAGTGGTCTGGTCCGTGGTCAGTGTGCTGCCGGGGAAGTTGCGTGCTTTCAACACCACATTTATAGCCTGATCGCTGCCGCCGGTTCCGTTGAACTTAACGTCTGGGATCATACGGCGTATAAATTGAAACTCTTCGCCATCGCCAATATCAAAGTCAGCCGATTCAATAAACACGTTGTCCATCGGGCTACCGTCGTTATCATTACCCGTTTCGTGTTGGTATAGGTAATTTACCGACGAATCTGCACCCGCAGCGCGTGGGAACGCGACGATACCCTCGTCCAACCACGCTGTACGAGACAACTGTCCGATGTTCCACGTTTGCTCTAAGTAGTTGTAAACCACGTACCGGTCAATCACATCGCTATCGGAAGAGCAATAGAACCATCCGACTTCGTTGAATTGCTTATTTAAAAAAGCAAAAAACTGAAAGGCTTGACCTTCGTTTATGTCAGAAAACACGTACGAATGCACACTGCATGGAACAACGGAAACGCCGCCGTTGTACATGTAAAAGCCTTTTTTATCCATCCAATACACGCCCGACGGGGTATTTACAGCGGCATTCGGGCCCATAAGGCTGACGCCCTCGTTGACGAGATTGAGTCCGAAAGTAAGCGGAGTGCCGATAAACTGCAGGCTGTACAACGCAACGTCGGTCCATATAAGAGTTTCTTGGCGGGCCCTTAGACCACCAATAATCTCTGAACCTGCCGAACAACGCAGTGATCCCGCCGTAGTGTCTGCTCTAGGTTCCCACTCTGCTGCGTTTTCTTGGTCTGAAAAAGCAATTAATAACGGATCGATCGTGCCTGTTCGGGTTGTTCCGGCAACGTCCGTCAACGGATCGGCGCCCAACACCAGCACGTGTCGATCTACATCCGACACAATGACTTGCAAACCTTTAGTCGGCGCAGCGTTAGCCCCGGCCAATGAGCTCAAAGCTACGGCTCTTGTGTTCAAGCCGTTTGTCTTGTCCCAATAGTAAATACTGCCCGCACGCGGGTTGGAGATCAGGTCTTCACCAAAGTTGTCCATTGACCACAAACGTAATTGATTTGAATCGCCCAAAGACGTCGTAGATCCCCATGTGCCCGAGGACCATGTGCCAACACCCCAACCGGTGCCGTCTACAAACACGTCCAACCCCGAGTTTATTTGATATGTTCCAACAACAGAGCCGCCACCATTGCCGCTGTCACTGCTATTTGCCGTGACGGCCACACCATCGGTGTCTTTTGCCGTAATTGTGAAGGTGTTAGCGGTGGGTACTGTAAGGACTTGATATTCTTGATTAAGAACAGCCGCAGTAATGTTGCCTCCAAGGGTTGCGGCACCTGAAAACGTCACAAAATCGCCGTTGACAGCACCGTGACCAGTATCTGTAACCGTAAGTGTGCTGGACTCGTTGGTCGCAGCAAACGTCACATCTCCAGCAGCCGTGGTGGCCCGTATCGGTGTTATGTCGTTGTACGAAGAGCCCTCTTGGATGTACAGCTTGTTCCGTGTGCCGAGGCCCAAGAGCTTTGTACCGTCAAGGTCGACCCACCCAAACAGTTTGCGGCCAGTGCCTTCGTATGAAGCTTGTATGTATTTCTGCCAACCACCTATCTTTTCTGGCAAGCCCTTACGAAACCGCACCAAATTGCCATCGAACCAACCGCCTTCTGCGGTGTAGTCTGTGCCTTCTTTGTTGATACCGGGGTTAAAGATAAACTTTTGCAACGGCATTACTGATAGTCTCCTGTACGGATTATTTCAGTCACTTCCAACGCACGATTGCCTACCTGAGTAGCCCACCGACTGTCCATAAACTCATCGGCTGCAATGTCAAACTGCTCGCGGCTCATTGCTTCAATCGCTTTTACAAAGCCGCGCAATCGTGTCAGACCAAGGTTAAAACAGATGTCGATCATGGCATCTTTTCGCGCCTCATTGAGGGCGGCAAACCAGTAGTAAGTGTCGTCAAGCTCTTCTCGCACACGCCGGATGTCGTTAGCCAATAAATACTCGATTTCTTCTTCAGACAGTCCTAAACCGCCGTTTTCGTCGATATTGCGCCCAACACCTACAGTGATCATGTTTTCTGAGCATTTGTACGCATGGCTACGCACACCTTCGTGACGCTTCAACATTCCTATTAGCTCAATACCCATTACTTCTCCCTGCTTACGCCTTGGACCTTCTCGTAGGATCGCATTGCGCCGAGACCCAACATGCCCATCATAACGGGAACGAGCAACGTGGTATCGATCTCAGGCACTTCAACCCAGATGCCCAGTATATTGGAAAGGATGGTGTTGTAAAAAAGCCCTAGCGCACACACCCACCCGATACAAGGTCGCCATCCAGCGACAAACAAAGACTTAGAAGCAGCCTCAACCTTGTTGACCTCTAGCTGCCCTTTAGCGAGCTCTTGAGCATGGCGCTCTGCAAGCGTGCTCAACTCAAAAGCGATGCGATTCTTCTCGTCTTTGTCCTCAATTACCTTATCTAGTAGCTGAGTGGCTGGGCCTATGATTGATCCAAGTATGCTCATTACGCCCACCCGCTATATCGGGCAAAACACTTGCCACAAAGTAGTTTTACTTTTAGATGCACAAAGTCCATTACTGCTCCCGGTTTTTTGCAACCAGCACAGCGCAATGTAACGCGCCTTTCATCGCTCACCGACCCTTCGCCATGTACGCTGTAGCGCCAAAGTATAGCCCCACAATGCTCGCCTGACTAAGAAACAGCATGTCGCTCAGAGAAGCCATAGTGGACAGACGGGACTCAGGGATAAATGGCATAAGTGGTAGTAAAGCGTAAACCACCATACTGCCAAGAGACACCCAAGCCATTCGGCGTTGACTATCTGCTTTCTCTTCACGCAGTTCGATTTCAACAAGCTCTTGATTTCGTGCCAATTCTTCATCGCTCACGACCCCATCTCCATCTAGGTCATACTGAGCATACCGCGATTTAGGCTCTAGTTTCTTAGGACTCATTAGTCATCATCCTGTTTGGCTGGGTCACGAAACAGTATCTTGGTACCTGCTTCTGAGGTAGGTATCTCTCTTACACGGCAGTAGGTCTTGAAGTAGCTGTTATTACTTAGTAGCTCATTTATCTTGCCTACAGATTGTGCGTTAAGCGCCTTGGAGTATTCTAAGCACGAGGTCAGTTCTCTAAAGTACAACTCCTCGCCCGTGGGTTGCCCACGCTCAAGAACAATCAATACAAAAATCATCATGGTCATGCGCGTATGTCCAATGAAAGCTGATCTTCAACCTTTACAATAGTAGAAAGAACTTCGCCGTTTTTATAGTAATAATACGTTTCGCTGTAATGCGTTGTGGCTTCTACTTTGTCGGTGCGAGTGCGACTGATCTGATCTAAACGCAGCAGCCTGTGTATCTTGTCCTTGACCACCACCTCTGACGGTGCGTTAACGCTGTTGGGAAATACTGGTGGGACATCCATCACAGCCTCCGCTTTTTCTGCACAGCCTGAGCACGCACAGCTTTTGGCTTAACAAGTTCCCAAGTAAGCAGTTCTACATCAAGCTGGTGGGCTGTGCCTAAAACACGCGGCATCGTGTTCTGTATGTAGATCTGAGCGCCGTACCCGCACTGGCGGTGGTTGTATCGTAACCATGCCAGCGCAAGGCAATGACGGTATGCAGGAGGATCGACTAGCTCTAACATTCGCCACTCCCGTAAATCGCAAAACAGATTCGGGCTGGCGGGGTTGTATTC